TTTTTCTCCTGTTAGTTCATGAATTTCTACGAAGTGGCAGCTCGCACTTGGGCACTTTGTAAAAAGCTCATAACACTTTCTCTTTTAGAATTTTTTTATAACGAGGTACATCTATATTTAGGAAGGGCCCATACTTTTTAATTTTCATGGAAACCGAACCCCATATAGGATCTAATATTTTCTTATCAAATTTTTCTACATATCCTAATACCTTATCAAGAATCACAAGAGTCTCGATTGATACATTTCCCTTTAAGTATTCTTTGAGGATTTTCGGATGTTGGCCACTAGTATGGAAGTAACTGTCGAAACTACTCCCTTTAAAGACTCGTTCAACTTCATCTCCGAATACGTAAGCGAGCGATTGATTTCTTTTTTGCCAGTTTTGGAAGTTGGTTTCTCCATTTTGAATAATCTCTCCTATCCATACCTTAGATGGATCTTCAGTTGACACAAAGTTTGAAATAAAGTATTGAACAATTTGTTCATCACTTTTCTTTCGACTCATTCTCTCAAAAAAATATCTATCCTTTCTACCCTTGAATGAAGTAGCAGAAGCTCTAGATTTACCACCATACTTAAAGTAATCATATTTATCTTTAGTAAAGTGTTGTTTCATTGCGACATATGTTTTGTAGCATTCAAATGGTGTCACTTTCATGTTGTTTTGTGTTTATATCCAAAAAAGTTAGAGATACAATATCTACCTTGTCCATCATAATAATCTGAATTATCTATGCTTACTTCTTTTACTGCATGTTCCACCCAGCCTGGAAATATGATCATTGAGTTATTCTCGCATGAATATTCATAGTCATGTTTTGGAAAAATTAATTCACCACCAGTAAATTTTTTAGGTTCTCTGTAAAAATAAGAGAATGATAAAAACTGATAAGCCATGTCTGTATGAGGCTCATAGTATTCTTTATCATGATAATATCTGACCTTTGTTGTATCAGTATTACAATTGGTGGCCATCTCACAACACTCATGAACTTTTGCAAATGATTCTAAAACATCGTCATCAAAGAGTTTTCTGTTGACAGTTAAAATATTTGATAGAGGTCTATACTTACTCAGATATACAGAATCCAATTCAATAGCATGAGAATTAGTTTTACCTACAACTCCACCAAAATCTTTTGCTTCTAATAATTTATTTGGTTTGGTATAAAAATTTAATTCTTCCCAGATCAAATTTAATTCTTCTTCATTATAAAAGTTATTAAAAATCAAATGGGGAAAAGGTTCTCTAAATCCTGATCCTCTTATGGTTTCCATTACAATGGCAGTTTAGCTCTTGATGTACGTTTTAGAAAGTTGAGTTCTGTGGCTTCCGCCTTTATCTTCTCCTTCATTGGTTTACTAATCAATTTAGAAACGGAGTCAACTTCAATTTTATTCTGTTCACAATAATGCACGATAGCATCAATGTAATTCAAATCATCGTTATCTTTAACGAGGTTTTCAATATCTTGAGTAAATTTTGTTTGACACAGAAACTTAGCTTTCAGTGCCTTGTCAAGATCTTTATTCATGGGTGAAATTAGTAACAAATTTTTTAATGTATCTAACTAATAGCTTAATATACTCGTCTTTCTCACGTTTGTCAAATACGTGTACCTCTCCTGATGGAGTTGTCATTATTGTAATCAACTTCTTAACAGGAATACCTGTCATCTCATAGTACATACAAGCGTATGCAGCCTCTTGGACGAAATAATTTTCTAACCAAGCTTCTGGTTTAATGTACTCTGAAGTTTTAAAATCAATGACTGCAAGCTCTGAATCGTACTCTGCAATACAATCAACACGACCTGCAATACCGAAAAACTCAGAATACAAGGTGCGCTCAATAGCATGTACATTATTGATTTTATCGAGGAATGGCTTGGCATGGTGGAACATGTATTTTGTAGCGGGTAGATGTTCCTCCCATACGAGTTGCTTTCCCTCAAGATAGTCCTGTGCGATTTCATGGAAATCTGTACCTCTTGTTGTGGCTCGTTTGGTTATCTTATTTGCTTTCTCCTCTCCAATTTTTTTTCTCCACTTTATAAATTTTTCTCGATTATAAAATGAAGTTATTGAGGTGATTGATGGAACCCATTCACCATTGGGTATCTTATATAGGCGACACCCAGCCGATTCTTTGCGATCTAATTCAATTTCACCAAGATGATTACAAAAAGTTCTATTCATTAGAGTCCCAAAGCTAATTTAGTAATAATATAATCTCTAACTAATCCAGAACGGACAATATCATCCACTCCAAACTCGATCATAGAGAACTGTTCATTCATTTGTTCCATGATTCTCATGAAATCTAGAATACCATTCTTCTCATTTGTCTTGATTAAATCAGTCTGGGCTGCATCACCACAGAATATGATTCTAGAGTTGTCTCCTACTCTAGTCATTATACTATCAAGTTCATGGAAGTTCAAGTTCTGACACTCATCTATAATTAGAATCGCATCATCAAATGTTGTACCACGAATGAATGAGGTACTCCAGAATGATATAGTTTCTTGTGCCTTCAGATTACCATACAACATTTCAAAATCTGCATCCGTAGGCATCTCAAACATATACTTTACCATGTTCTTGTATGGTATCTGATATAGTGCCGATTTGTCCTCGTGATCCCCTGGCAGGAACCCAATCTCTCTTGTTGATACTAGAGACCTAAAGATGTATATTTTTTTATAAGGTGTAGTTTCATCCAGTACGTCTTTTAGTGCCAGATACAAACTAATAAAGGTTTTACCAGTACCAGCAGCACCGTATGCAAAGATGTTCTGACCATTCTTGTAACTTTCAAATAACTTCTCTTGGTTATCTGTCAATGCTTCAATGTCAATCAAGAAATCATTATTGATTGGTTTCTTTCTTTTCATTTGTTTTGAAGTATATCCTACGCCTATTGGTTCAATCGTTTTCTTTTTTCTTGGCATGTTTAGTAGTTATTGAATTTACGAACAGTAGAGCCTGGTTGTTTGGAAGCTCGGTCTAGAACCTCATTCCATCCACCATCTAGTTTGTTTCTCCAATCTCCGACTTCGGTTGGTATTGCACAACCAGCTTGCCAATCTTTGTCCCAATCTGGATTTTCTTTTCTCCATTCATCATATTTGACCATACTCATGGATAATTCTTTTTTCTCACCAGTCTTCAAGTGTATAACAGGATATGTGGGCATAGGTGTTTAAGTTTTGTAAAGTTATTTAGACCCATTCTAGGGCTTCAGATACAGTAGGGAACTGTTCGGTAAACACCTTACGACATGCCTCTGCAATGTCCATGTGTTCCTTTTGTGTTCCGTGTGCAGATCTTAGATTGATGTAATGTACCCAAGAACGACATGAACCTGTCATGTAAAGTCTTGTTGGCGTACACAATGGTAGAACCATTCTTGCACATTCTTTTGCAACTCCATACTCAATCATCTGATTATATAATGACTGTGCAGAAGTAAAAAGAGTGTTCATCTGCATTTGTAGTTTCTGAACTGTAAATTCATCCAGATCATCAATGCTGTTTTGACGATTCTTATCGTCTTGTCTCCTCAAATCTGGCATCTCAATCTTACCTAAGGCATTACTATTTGCATATCTCTGAGAGAACTCTTGAAATGTAAATGATCTATGTCTTAGTATCTGTGCTGCAATGGCACGAGTTGTCTCTATCTCTAGAGTCATAAAGGCCTGTTCAAATACAGACCAGTGTTGATGTTTGATGCAATACTTCAACAATCCAGAATAATCTTGATTGTCCTGATTACTTGGGTTAGAAACTCTGGCGATATACGCCATGTTCTTTTCAGCGTCAGGAGTTACTTGTACTAGTTTTACTATCATTCTGTTTTAAACGTTTTTTAATAATTCTTGCATAAGTAACCTCTGCTTGAGTGTAGTAGTCAGGTCTTAATTTGGCAATCTTTATTAGTTTTTTAGCAGCTTTCTTATCGTTCAATGTCATTTTTCTTTACTATACGCTAGTATTTATTACTAGTGATAATAGAGTTTAAAGAAATCGATAAGGCCTTCCGTATTTAGATTACCTCTGGTTATCCATTCATCAGCACACTCATAGAGGGCACCATTGTTTGAATTTGTGGCAACATTCTTGAGAAGAACGGATAGAACTTCTATTCTAAAGTTGAATTCAGTCCGATCCATCATCGTACATTTCATCATAGTCAAGTGGGGAAGCAGAAAATGCCTGCTCATTTTTGTAAGCATCGACATCTGAATAAACTTCAGATTCTAATTCATCAACCACCTCTTTGAGAGCCATGAGTAAAACTTTTAGTTTTCCTTTGTTCATGTTGATTACTTTTTAAGCTAATTATAATACAAAAAAAGAGGGGTGTAAACCCCTCCTCTTTTTAACTCTTGTATAAGAGTCGTGCTTCAGCGTAGATGATCGTTAGAAATACTACGCTTGCGGCGAGAATTTCTATTGTGACCAGCATTACACACCTCCAGCTACTTTCTTGGTAACTTTAAGACCACGATACATTAGATCGTGACGCTGCCTCTTAGCAGCTTCTGCGAGTACCTTTGCATTGTACTCTTTGGTGTCATACTGGACACCACGGTATGTGACTTGTGCCATTTGGTTTCTCCTAAAGTAATTGGACTTTACACCTTTAACTCTTTCGAGTGATCCGTGTTCCGTTCCTTCAGTCGGCTTTTGCGTCTCCCGTAGGAGATGAACGAACCCGTTCCGAGTCGGCTTACTTGCGTCCTGAGTGTATCAGGATGAACGATATGTGTTTATATTAACACATTCACATTATATAGGCAAGCAGTTATGTATTTTCTGTTACAGAATTAGGGTTTTCCCCATATTTGTCAACTAACTTATCAATAAAAGTCTTTTTTCCACTTAGTTTGTTTATTTCATACATGGCAGACTTCATATATTTTTTCATTTTTTTATATTTCTTTACGACTTTCTTCATCTCACTCATATCAATGGTGTAGTTTTTTAAGTCCTGTTGTGGGTCATTGATATCAGGCACTAGTATCTCCTCCTCTTACTCTTCTCTTTTTCTTTGTTGGTGATTTGACAGCTACGTTCCATGAAGTAGGGTTGACAGTTCCAGATGTCCAATCCATTCTTTGAATTACATTCTTACCAAATGCATCATAGTAAGAATCAAACACTGCAACTCTACTTCCCATTACAATGTCACTCCATTGTTTCTCTTCATTCTTGCATGAAATCAACCATGATGTGGTAGGCAAAGTTTTATCCTTTGCGGCTTCTACCCCACATCCATTACAAATTACAGTGACACCATTTTCTTTCATGCCACTAATTTGATTCTCAGTTAGAACCTTTGTGGTCATGATCTACCACCCCAATGAATATCTGGATAGGCCTCAGCTATAGTATCCTTAGTCAACTTATACTTCTCTTTCAATCTCTTATCTTTTGTTAGACAAATCAGTTCTGCCTCCTCAGCATGAAGTCTCTCTAGAAGTTGAATAAACATATTCTCTCTTCTTAGATTAGGTAAAGGATCATTACCACCTTTTACATAGTGATATAGATTCTTGTACTCTGAGGTCAACTGATTGTGATCTGTGCCCTTTGGTGCCTCATTGGGACTATAAGGTACGTCTCCCTCTGGGAGCATACTCTTTACACTCTCATCATAGCTCCATATCAATACAGCACGAATCGCAGGGGAATCATACTCCTTTAATATTTCAATCTTTTTAACTTTAGATCTTGCCTTTGATACAGCATCAAGGACTTCACTAATCAATGGATTAGGTGGCAATTTAGTTTTAGTCGCAGCCATAATTAATCTTCTTCCTCCAAGTAGTAATCATTTTCATCGAGTACGACACGAACAGCTGTGAGTTCGGTCTGGATCAAGTTTCCTTCTTGATCATACATCTCTGGATGAGATGCAATTTGAGCATTTTTAAGAACAGTGTATTCGCTCCACTTTTCGCAGGCGAACCATCCGACAATGATACCTAATAGTGTACCACCAATGGCAAACAATGCCGAATAAACAATAGTTACTTCTAACATGTTCTAATTAGATCTGTTTTATTTAGTAAGTTTTTTACGATTCTTTGATCCTTTTCTTCTGCCTGGTCTCTTATCATTTTGATACTTCCATGCATCAGTAAGAATTTTGTTCAGATAATCTCTTATCTTTCTTGCGGTAGGTTTTCCAAGATAATTGTAAGCTTCTCGGATCTGTTTGTGGTCAGAGTCATTTCCTCCCTCTAGATATAAATTCAACTCATCAACAGTGGTCTGAATGTTCTTTGCGGTTATACTATCAACGAACTCATCTACGACTGGCCTCTTGACTTCATTTGATCGTAGATAACGATACATATCAAAAGTATATACTTTACTTACAAAAACATTATCAAGCACTTGTTCAACGATGTCAAATAAATCTACTTGTGTTTTTTTCATCAGATAATTTTGTTTTCTCTTAGGTATCTTATTGTATCGGTGCAACCACCTAGTTTATTCCCATCCATAATAATCTGTGGGAACGTAGAACCAACACCAAATTCATCATAGAATTCATCTTTACTAAAATCCTCATCTAATTTATATTCGGTAAATTGAAAATCTTTACCTACAAGGACTTGTACTATCGCAGAACAATAGGGACAACCTTCTTTTGAGTATACAGTAAAATTCATTCTGTTTCTAACCAAATGACATAATCATCAGGATTCATTTCATCAAAAGGTATTGTTAATGGATTTTTACTAATCCCTGTTGGTGGTTGAAGTATGGGCTCATAAAGACCTCTTGGTTCTGGTTTATATGTGATAGTTTTAACAAGACTATCAATTGATCTCGCCATGTTGCGGTATCCATGACCAACATATATTTGGCCTGCCATAACAGCAATGGTTGCAGCTCCCCAGAATAGATA